GTATGTTTGAATTTATCATATAACTATATCTTGGGTGATATAATCTATTTGTATAATCATCAATGGAATGAGCAACAAGATCTGTATCTTTTGTATTTTGTGCCAATACAAATGATGTAACAATCATTTTTCTTGCCTCTTTTCCACCATATTGATATAATCTGTAGTTATTGACATTTCCTTTACATAACATTGTTAATAAAGGGTACTGATCTGGTGTACCAAACCATTCAATAGGAACTTTATATTCATCTAAACCTAAATCATTTTTTTGACCAGTTAATAAAGAATAGGCGTCCCTTATACAGTAATTATGTAGTCTTTGGAAAAAATAACAAAATGAATTAGAGCAACCCATCCTCATACATTCACCTTGCCTTGCTAAACCCGCTTCTATGTCTGTTTTATAACCTGTACAAGGTAAAGACAAGTTTATTTCTTTAGTTTTTTTTATTTTTGGGTAAATCATTTGACCATTAAACGAAATTAAAGAGACAAATTCTAAAAAAACTGATTGACAGTTTGTTTTTCTATCACTATCATTATACCCGGATAATTTCATGCACATTTTAAAAAAAGATCTATAATTCTCAAATTCAACCTCATTATTATATACAATAATTTGAGCATAATCATCGGAATGTTCCATATGCCAACATTTAAAGTCATCTCTTCTAGGGTGCGGCGACAAGAGGCTCCATAAATAATTCGTATAATAATTACATGCTGAAGCCTTTAAAGAAGAAGCGTAATTAAACATACCCTGTAGAAAATTTTGTGTACTATGTATATGTGTTTGATTATTTTTTAAATAATCTTTTGTGTTTTTACCTTTAAAGCAATATAATACCTCTTTTGGAATAGTTATATCTTTGTCTGCCCATCTAAGAAAACCTATTTTCAATAAATCAAAGAACATCCTACCTTTATTATCATTTTGTTTTAAAGCATCGCACATTGTAACAAAAGTTCCCATTGATTCTGCTGCCGACCATTTTGTACAATCCCCGTTGACATATCTAAGTCTCATTGAATTCTCCTTTGCATATTCGGTTGCTCTATTTAATGATTTTTGGATTGTATCCATTTTTTTGTCACCTGGTACAGATATACATTCCGTTTCACACAATAAACATAATTTTTTGAAAAAAGTTTCTATCATTCTACCCATGGCCTTAGCACCTAAATTTATAACATAAAACTCCCTTTTACTACCG